TTCGTATCTTATGGAATTCCAGCATCGACTCCACAATGATCTGCGCGGCCCCTCCCTGTAGGACAGAGTTAAACGCCTTCCTGTGAGTCCACGGTTGATTCTTGTAGAAATGCCTTCTTCGCCCATTCCACAGTTGTACATATCCGTACTTCCTTGCGTGATGTTCTGCCCTCTTTGATACTGCCCTCATCTTGGGGTGTACTGAGTAATAGGCGTTGATGATTTCGCGAGCTGTGAGAGTTGATATTTCAACTCTACGCTTCTCATTCAACCAGATCTGCTTCATCAGGTTGATTGCAAGTGCTTTCTCTTGCCCACCGTATAGGATGGTGTAGACAGTTTGCTTAGCACTCTGCCTATCCACTCCGATTCGATCTGCAAGCTCTTGATGTACATCAGCTCCTGCCCTGAGCTGCTCTATCAGATCTTTATCTCCTGCATAACACGCAGCTAGACGGTATTCGATCTGCCGATAGTCAAACTCTATTAGCACATTTCCTTCATCAGGACGCAAGAGGAGTTTAACCATAGCGTTGGGATCACGAGGCATCTGCTGTATAAAGCTAGATAGTCTGGAAGTAACTGTTCCAAACTTTTCCTTCTTCTCCGACACGTTATAGGTTGGATGAATTCGTCCATCAGGACTCATTCGCCGCAGCCAACCCTCGTACCAGGTAGAGTTCGCTTTGCCTAGCTGTCGATATTCTAGTACTAAGTCTGCAATAGGATGTCGAAGGTTCTTGAGTACGTCGACATCCATTACAGGAATTCCGTCTGGGAACTCCTTCGACTTATTTTTGGTGCGATCCTTGAAGGGGAGTCCTAATCCACCTGTGCTAATATCTCCGAATAGAACATGGGAGAGCTTCAGCTTACTTTGCGGATCGAAGTCTAATTCATCCTCGATCTGACGCATGCGGATGCGAGCGTTTTTGGAGAGCTGTAACGCAAGCTGCCTGTCGAGCTCAATCCCTTCCCATTCCATCTCCATCATAGTATCTTGAAATCGCATCTCTCTTCGGAACAAGTGGTCTAGTTTCTGATCTACGAGACTCTGCTTTAGAACAGGATCTATGTTGAAGGTTAATTGAGCGTCCTGACAGGCGTAGTCAGCCATTTGTTTTGGAGTGGTCTTTCCATACCCTCCTACCTTCTTGACTAGATCCTTCATCTCCTTCTGAGTCTTGCGAACTTCTTCGCCGAAGATGCTTGCCCCTACATCTTCAAGACGGTGAGACCTATTCTCATCCACTAGCTGCGCTTGCACCATGGTGTCGTGTACGTTCTCGATACGAGGCGAAATCCACAAGCCCTCTTTGCGAAACACCTGAGCATCGAACTTCATATGGTGGAAGTAGAGCTGTACGTCTGGACTGTTCAGAATCTCTGCCAGCTGTGGGAGCCACTCGATAGGCAGATTCTCTGACAGAGTGAACAGATTCATCTGACTATCAGGAGCACCGTGTCTGAACGGGAAGTAGAAATTGATAGCGTATTGAGCGTTATCAGGCATCACACAATGAGCTGATAGACCGATAAGTCGATCGCTTTTGTAGATCTCTAGCCCCTGAGTCTCGCTATCAAAGGCTATATGTTTCGCCTGACGTAATACGTCAAGAGCAGCCTTAAACTGTCTTTCTGTTTGAACAAGTATCACTTGATGTCCTTGAAATCGAGGTTAACAAATACGTCATCCATTTCCCCAAACGTTTTTGGTCCTGAGCCCCACTCGCTGCCCTTCAGGGTCTTACCGGCAGGCGGCCCTTGCCCTTCAGGCTGCACCACTGGCCCCGGAATGGCGTTCTGCGGGCCTGATCCGATCGCTGGCACTGTCAGCCCCCCAGGCACCGGCGAAGGGCTTAGGGACGATTGTTGAGAAGGAGTGGTAGAAACTCCTGGTTTCGCTCGAATGAACTTCAAGCGTTCGTCTCTAGTTATGATGAACGGAGCTTCCTTGGGGGCGAGACGCTTCTTGAGCGTAATATATTCCAGGTAATTAGGTACCCCAGAATCCCAGAGACAAGCGATAGAAGTAGCAGGAGTAGTAACGTACACGTTTCCGTAGACGTCGTCGATCTTCTTTGGTTTGCGGTTATCAGTCGATGCTTTACGGTGGTGGTGGATGTACCACGTAAAGACTTTTCGTCTCTGTCTAAGTGCTGCATCCCAGTGGAAGATTGCTTTTGCTGTCTCTTCTGTAAGTGCCTCATCAGTCGCTGCTCCCAATGAGTCGATCATGATCCCATCCAATTTGAGATCACCTATGATCTGTTCTATTTCCGCACGTACCGCGTCCCTCGTTATATACAAAGGCTCACCTAACGGGAAGAACAGAAGATTTTGCTCTAGTACTTCTTGCTCTTCCAGCGTGTACGAGAACTGCATCTGTGACAAGAAGTACTTGAGATCTGTAAGCCCCATTTCCAAGGAGAAGAACCCTATTCTAGCCTGCTCCATATCCTTGTCGAGAAAGGGCTTACCAAGCGCCATGTTGCCGGCCACATTCAACGAGAACTGAGTCTTACCCACCCCTGTAGGACCTGATAAGAGGAAGTATCCGTCTTTTTGAAGGAATCCGTCCCACTGCCATTCAAGTTGTACTTCTGTACTGAGTAGCGTTTTGAATCCCATAGGTTGTAGAGATACCGTGGATACCTCTTTAGCCTGCTTGGGATATTTCTTGACAGCAATGGATACGATCTCCATCAACCGTCGCATACGATCAGAACGACCCTTGAACTTCTTCCATCTCTCATCAGCGTTAAGGATCACTGAGAGGATTTCAGGCTTAGCCATTCCAATCTCAGCACAATGGTAACCCAGAGCCATTAGTGCGTCTGAGCGATCATGTGGATCAGATCCAAAGAACAAATCTCTCACTGTCTTAGGAAGAGGATACTTAGCGATAACCTCTTCAACAGCAGGAATGTACTGAGGAGCTTCATCTGTCTCTTGTTTTGGAGGAACTGGAAGTCCCTCAAACAAGGATGGATCTAGGATGATATCCGAGCGCTCTAGAAGAGATGTACCCTTCTTACGCTTATGGTTAAAAGTCTCAGGTGGACGAAGTACCTGAGTGCAATCCCAACCGGAAGGATCACCATCCATGTGATAGGTTAGAGCTTGGTTTATAGTCTCGATTAGAGCAGGAGAGAGATAGGTATTCAGCTTCCAATACCAATGCTCATGCCCATTGCCACCAGACGCTACCCTACAGGTGGGGGGCGGGAGATCCTTGACGCTCGGGGGTACGTCGTCGAACTCGACCCAGACGAAGTTGCAATCTAGAACGTGTTCCTTAGTCGCTTCTCTTTCCCTGAATAGAGATGGAGCAACATACACGTTGAAACGAGACCTAGACGCTACTGTGAACTTAACCAGGTCGTTGCGTTGCTCTGGCCAGGCGAAGAAGTACTCTTTCCAAGCAGACGACTTGGTATCAGTTGCTATGTTGTCATCTGATTGTGCTGGTTCTTTCGTAGCAGTATGAACGTATCCCTTTCTGCCCTCGAAGAGATAGTCGTAGAAGGTTTCCAGATCCGAAACAGAGTTGCTAACATCGCCTGCGCTCATACCCCTCTTCCCTGCTGCCTATAAGTGCGTACGGATAAGGCAAAGTCCGGGTCCTCTGACCACAACGAAAGAGGACCCGGACTCGCTCCCGGCGGGGATCTAGAAGGGTTCTTTTGAAGGGTCCCAGGGAGTAGGTGCAGCGGGAGCGGTAGTAGGAGTTGCTACTTGAGGTGCTCCAACTGTGGAGCCCACATTGAACTGCTGCTGATCAGTGACAGCTTCCCACTGCCTGAGGCGAGCGTTCTGATATCTCTTCTCATTGCCATCTTCGTCCTCGACCACTGAATCCTCGTGGTAGACAGTGGCGATGAACTCTCGATTGACCAGATCACGATTGGGAGAGAGACTGACGCTGTCCTCACGCCATGGGCGACCGGTGATGGCTTCGAGCTTCATGCGAAGCATCTTCATCATCACCTTCCATTTGCCCTCATCGTTCGCCTTGCGCTCTGCACCGGGGATGATGAGGTTCTCGTTGTGGAGTAGTCCCATCGCACCTTCGATGTTGGTTGCGATGACGGTGCACGGAAGACCGAGCATCAGCTCGCCTGCATTGGTGTAGTTCACGTCAACTGAGCCGATGCGGAAGCGATGCGTGCCCTCTGGAACGATCTGACCAGCAAGACCGCCAGTCGTGTCGAGTCCCAGATCAAGGGCGATCGAGTCGTCCTGTGCAGCTGTAGCTCCTTCTCCGAATCCGAATCCAACACTGTCACTCATTGTTCTTGCTCCTTGTACCTGTTGGCAGCAACGTAGATGTCCTTGAATGTGGGGTTTCGCAGCAAGGGAGGAAGATAACGGTATCGAGATTTTAGGTCCACTAACGCGCTGCTCCGAGTCTGCAAGAGGTTAGTGAAGGGATCATCGAGCTTCTCCATCTCAGTATACAGGAAGCCTGTGATCGAGAACTCTTCACGAAGTGTCTTAGCGAGCTTCGGTGTGCAGCCAGGCTTCACCTTAGTACGTACACCGGAATCAGAAAAGACCTCTTCAGAGTGACACAACACGATGACGTGATATGGACGATCTCGCAATTCCATGAGGAATCGGCGAATCATTTCGCCCGACTTCTTGTAATCGTGCTCCATCGGCAGGAACTGATCTCGACCTGTTCCCCTCAGGACTGCCTCGAGATTATTTCGTTGCCCTGCATCAATCGTATCTAGAACGATTGTTTGAATGCCCTCGAACTCGCCAGCATCTAGGCGCTTCAAGAATGGATCAGCGTGGCGCCACTTGAATGGGTTGATGATCTTGCAGCGCTTGGCGATCTCCGGCCAGTCCCTGAGCGTCTCTGTACTATTCTCCGTATCCAAGAACAGCGGGTTAGGAGCTGTGGCTGCGAAGAGCGTCTTGCCTGAGCCAGCATCTCCAAATATGAACAACTTTAGATACGGCGAAAGATCGAGACCAGTTTTCATCTCGATCGGTGCGGGAGCCTTCTTCTTATCTTGAGGTGGAGCTGGAGGGGCAGGAGGCGGAGGAGCGGCTTGCTGTGTTGTCTGTGGATTCGGAAGTTGAATCGTAGGCGCATCACCCTTCAATGCGTCTCCGATTGTCTGAATGCCCTGCTGTG